TCCAAGTCTCATTTGCTGGTATCCACCCACCTAAACTTTCGGAAACGATATAAAACTTATTGCCTGAACTGTCAAGGATAAAAGGATTGCTTGAAGTATCAGTAAAAATAGTATTTTTCCCACTCGATGGATTTGAGGGAGTGGAGGATTGTTGGGTTAAAACAGTTACCCCCCCCACCTCAACATTTCCTGTTGTTGAAACTTTCCCTCCGACAGTAACATCACCTGTTGTGGTTAGAGATGTTGCGGTAATGTTTTTATGAGTGCCGTCGGTGTTGTGTTCTCTTTCAACGTCAACAAAATTTCCTTTTGTCCCAACTTCAAGTTCTATTGATGTAATAGTAGTTGGAACGGTAGATTCTCTAACAACAACGGTTGTATCTGGATTAGAATATGATGAAGAAGCAACGTGAACAATAATTGATCCATTAAGACGAATTCTTCTTCCGGCAGAATACATTGGCGTTCTATCAACTCCTGATGCTGTAATCTTAAAAGAATTATTACTTACCTTCGTAAATGTGTATGATGGGTCTTCTGTTATATAACCAGTTTCAATTGCATCGGCAAGTTTATTCCAAGCATAGTTTGTTAGTTTCTCTTTATATAAAGAGTTTTGTGGGTGGGCTATTCCCGTTCCGCCAAGATTTACACCACGTTCAATAGTTATAGTTGTCCCAGATACCCCAATTACTCTAACTACTTCAGCATTAACCGTTCCATATTCAAATTCAAAATAAGTCGGAAGTTTAGACGCTGATGGTGGATTGTTAACTACTGCTGTAGTAGCAGTATCGGAAAGGTCGGCTAATAATTTACCGCTTAAAAGTCTATCCGCTCTTGGTAAGTATTTTAATTCTGTTGCCATATGCTATTATTAGATAATTTTTAACAATAAAAGTCAACTATTAATAACAAACTCGTCACGTTCATAGTCAACATCTTCTATCTCATACATACCGTTTGTTGTTTGAATTGTAACGTGATTGTCATTAGTCCCCGAAACAGAAATCTTATAGAATATTGAATATGCTTCAAATTCAAGCCATTTCTTAACGGTATTGATAACATCACCAGTATCAGTTGAGACAACCTGTTCATCAAACATTGCCTCATCAAACATAAACTCACCCACTCCACCACCACTTTCAAAACTAATATTTGTGGTGTCAACAAAATTCTCTCCATCCTTATAAGTTGTTATTGATATTCTTCCTTTACCATTGAGAAACTTAAACTTAGTATAGTAGAAATATTTCAAAACAGTATCTTCCCCACCATCAATTCGCTTAAATCTAACAAAAGCAGGGATTGGCTGATTATCATCTTGAAAGTAATTATCTACTAAGATTTGATAAATTTTACCGGTGTTTTTTTGAACGGCAAATAACTTTTGTTTTCCTGTTCCTTTATCCCAAACCAAAAATCCACCAAAGTCTTGATTTGTCCATTTACCTAAAAAACCAACATATCTTCTATCATACGCGTAAGCATTTTGACCGTCACAGATAATATATTTTTGCTCAAAAACAGTGCCGAAAATATTCTCTGGAATACTCATATCAATCGTATCAAGTAATGGCTGAATTCTGTTTGAAAAATCTGTGGTTCTTAAAACATTAAGTTGATTAGGTTCATAACCAAATATTCTAAATCTTCCATCAGAACCAAAAAAAACAATATCTTTTTCAAATCTTTGAACTGTATCTGGTGAAGAGGTTCCGTATTGAGGAATAACTGCTATAAGTTGTGGACCACCATCACCACCAAACGTGAATTTCCATACGGAGTTTTCTTTAAATATAACCAAAAAGTCTTCAAAACCAATCATTGCAGTGCATTTTTCTCCATCTCCTCTTCCCGGCTTAACCCATCCACCATTATCTGATGGATTAAAACTTTCCCACATACCTCCTGTTCCTCCATAAAAAATAGTATCAGGCTCTTGTAAATTTCCCGCAACAAATAAAGTGTTAGCATACTTTGCAAATATATTTCCTTTAACTCCACCCGTTGTATTAAATGTTGGCGCTTCATATATTAAAGATGCGGCTACCGTCCCATCATCAACATAATTTATAGTTGATCCTGATGTTGGTTGGTCAACAAAGTCAAGAAGAAATAATGTTCCCCCATTTTCAGCACGATAAATATTATATCCTTTTACGGCACTATCGGTTTTTCTATTAAAATTAAAAGTAATTTTATTACTTGCATCCAATTTTCTTGGTCCCCAAACAGTAACTTCATTTGATATTTCCGTTTCTCCAACATCAGTAACGACAGTAACTGCATATGCTCTTAAAGTATCGTTTCCCGAACCTGTTAATGTAGCCGAATTGGCAGTTGTTGCTGAGACATAATTCCATTTAACAACTGTATTACCATCCGTCTTTGCCATAAAATCAACACCGTTTCCAAAGTAAAACCAACCCCTAAGCAATACTCCCCTCATTTTTGCATTGCTATCCCAAGTCTTAGATGGATCAATTTCGGTAACTATTCCTGTTGTTGTTATTTTATACAACCTTCCCCCAGCCATAACAAGCATTAAATTGGTTGATGTTACCGGGTCTTTATATACTCCCCAACCATTGAAAGTTGTTTGAGGAAGAGTAGCAAATAACTCTCTTCCTCTTCTTGGAAGTTGAATTGATGCTTTACCGACAATTTCAACATTCTCTCCTTCATAAAATTCATCATCTCTTATCTCATTATCAAGAGCAAATATATTCTCTCCCCTTTGCCAACCATCGTGTTTCCACGCTTTTGGTCTTGGCATTGGGGCTATTCTTTGATTGTAATATCCAAGTCCTTGTGGCATATAACACAATTATATAATTTTTTAGGAAAGAAATAAAAATCAATCGTAGTTTCTTTTAAATCCAAGATAAGAAAAGAAGTTATATACTCTTCGTGGTTTGTCTTTTATTTTTGCCGAACCTTGTTGAGGTATTAATGTGTCAAGTGCTTGTTTGAAGTCTAATAGTGCGTTTCTTGAATCAAACCTTTGTCTTTTTCCTTCGTGAACCAAATGTTTAACATATAAAGCAATCAATTCAACCATTGATTCGGGAATAGGAACGGAGATGGTGTCAGTATAACCGCCTACATCAGTCCATTCTGGATAGTAGTAAATATCAATATTCTCACTCCCTGTTATTGAAGCAGTAAAACCTAATGTTTTATCATCGGGTTTAAGATAAAAATAATTTAAAGTATTTGAGGAAACACTATCTTTGTTTTCATAAGGAACAGGATCTAACTTCTCTTCATTAGAATAAATTTCATATATTCCTCTAATAACGGAATAATCCGATATTTCAGAAGTTAAATCATATTCTTGAACTCCAGAAATAGTTGTTAAATCTTTTTTCTTTATAGACCAACCCCATTTATACAAGCCAAGAATATAACGAATAGCATCATTAGTATAACCAACTCGCAACGTTGATGTGTCTGTTGTGTCTTCTTTAAGCTTTCTTGAAACAGCTTGTAGGATTGGATAAATGGTTGTCAACATATAAATGAATTGTATAATTTTTTGTCAAGTCTTTCAACCATTTTGAGAACCGGCATTTTCGGGATGTTTGAATTTAATGTGACTTTCCAATCCAATCCTTGTTTTCGCATTAAAAGTGCAGAATGGACAAGATGTTAATGTATTTTCTGCACTTTCTTTTTCTTCTTTAATTTTGTTTTGTGCTGCTTCACTTGCAGGCTCAACATCACCAACTGCCTTAAAATCAACATTATACCATTCACTTTGTTTTAGCATTTCAATTATCTTCTGATCCTCAGTGTTGTATTCAAAATTATGGAACTCAACGACAATTCCCGGAACGAAATTTCTTTGACCTGTATTATCAACAACATAACGCGGAGGAATAAGACTGATTGTGTATTCTTTATACTTTGAGATAAACTTCATCTATACTCACCCCCTTTCATTTTATTTTCCTTTATCATGCTAATAATTTAGCATAGATAAACTAATATGTCAAGTTAAAAAATGCTCCCTCTTTCGTGAGGGAGCGAACGCCATGCTGAGTAACCAACTGGCATGGTAGTTGGGTTAAAGTGTCAAGGGTTAACTGTATGCGTTAACACCCTTCAAGAAACCGTGTCTGTCTTCAGTTATTACCTGAATTCCAACCTCGCTTAAGTATTCTTCAACTATCTTATCCTCACCTGGATTCTGTCTGTTTTTCAAGAGTTTAGTATCTCTATCTTGTAAATAACGATACGCTACTCTTTCCATATCAACAGCAAAGGCATATCCGTTGTAGGTGGTGTTTTCAGCAAACAGTTTCTCAACTACAAAGTTCAACTCTCCGTGAATAGAAAGATAATTAGTTACGGCAATACCGTAGGTTTTATCTTTCGGGAACATCTGGAGTTTGCCTAACGCCCAAGAATTAATTGCTGATGCAATTAATGGCGAGACAAATCCCATTTTTTTATCTCCACCCTTAGCATAAACGTTTCTTATCCATTGCTCAAATAAAGCATTGGTAAGAGTAGAGCTTGTTTGAACATTGGTTGATAACCAATATCTCAAACCACCTGTTGCCCTAATCGGTTGAGAACCGCTGGTGTCTTCTTTTGGTTCGCCGAAGAAGAACGCTCTTTCGATATCCTTCAAGTGTAATTGAAGGTGTTCTCTTCGAAGTTGAGCCAAGTCATTTGGACCAGCATAAATTTCAGTAGAATTCTCAGTTCCAGTTACTTCAAACGGTTCTCTAAAGATTTGGGTGTAGTTCGCCTTTTTGGTTGTGGTTGTGGTTAATGCTGTTGGAACATTTGCACCCTCCTCATTAGCATTACCAAGAATCACGATTACGGCATTATTTGCAATTGCAGCCGCAGCAGTTGTTCCCCATCCACGCACTACGGTTAGAGTATTACCTGAAACACCAGTTACTCTCATTTGCTCACCAGTTGACACGTTTTGAATAACCATCCCCGCTCTAAACTTAGTCCCATCATCAACAACGATTGATGTAGCAGTAGCTGTATATCCAGAGGAATGATTTACGGCATCAAAACGTGAGGGACTGGTTTTTTCAAACCATCTGAACTCTGGGTCGGTTGTTTTCTGTTTGTTCAGTTTTCTCACGAAAAATGCCAATGTGGCATAATCAGCATCAACCAACCATAACTTATCCGATACATCATATTTTCTAACATCCGCACCTATATTTGCAGTTCCCCTTGTTCCAGATACAATGCCCATATCTTTTTGCGCTTAGAAGAACTTATAATGTCGATAGTTTTTGTGCTTTCTTATCCTCAAATAGGCTAAATATCAAGGGTATCTTTTAAGAAGCCTTGATATGTTAGGTGCTATTTTACTAATAATAAGCACTATAACTATCCATTAAATATTAGATAATATGAAAAAAAATTTGTCAAGGGGGTAATTGGAGGTTAAAAGATTGATTTACGTTTGATATTCATCATCTCTTCAATATCTCTCTCTATTTCATCAATAACCGAAGAAGAAGATGTTGTTCCTTTTAAAGGAACATCACTTTTTACTTTTTCAATCGGCTCTTCCGGTTGTGGTTGAGGAGATGATGGTTGAGAACCAACTATCTCTCCAGCAAGTTTAATATAATCTTCCTCTGTCATTTGAACAGGTTCAGTTCCATTTTGTTGTGCTTCTATTTCTCTTCTTCTTTTTTCTCCATAAATTGCTCTTTCAAATAATAGTTGAAGTCGTTGGTCTTTGCTTAAAATAGGATATGTTTTTTGAACGTTGTTCCATATTCTAACCGCTTCCTCTTGACGTCTTGCTTCTTCTAATGTATTGTTATGTTCTTCTGATATTGCTTTACTAAGCAATGTATAAACCGCTGATGCTAATGGTCCACCAAGCAAGTTTTGCTGAATAGCGATTGAATAATTATTTAATGTATCTCTCATCCAAGCATTTAAATCAAGCACTTCTTCACCTCTTTCATTGGTAAAGTAATAATATGAAGGATCAGGAATATTTGACCTTATCAATGGGGTTTTTCTAAATACAGCAAGTTCATCGTTGGTATTTGGGTTAACACCAACTCTTTTTGCTTCATTTTGTAGCCTATTAAAAGCTCTTTGAAGTTCAAGATATGCTTTTTCAAGTTCCTCAACGTTTTTATACTTTCCCATTATTAAAGGCTTTTCCTCAGTATTTTTTTCTTCCTTTTTCTCTGTGGACTTTTCTTCTGTTCCAGTTTGAGTTTGAGTATCTGTTTTAGTTTCAGTAGTTTTTTCTTGAGGTTCAGTTTCTGTTTGTGTTTGTTGTTCCGTTGGTTGTTCTGGTTCTTTTTTTTCCTCAGTAACAACATCGGTTTTAGTTTCTTCTGTTTTTTCCGGTTCATCTTGAAGGACAGACAAAACATCTTTTTCTTCCTCGTCGTCCCCAATGTTTTGTAAGAATGATGGTTTATCTTTCGCCATAATTAAAATATTAAACTATTATTTACAATTTGTCAAGGGCTAATTATTTTCTTTTTTAGATTCTTCAACTAATTTAATATTTTTCTCAAAATCGGGCATAAATTTAACAAACTTATTATTAACTTTTTTGTATATAATTCCATCTCTTATATCCCACAAATGAGGCGGATGCAATCTAAACCCATGAGAAAACCTATCTCTATGAACAATACATTCTGCCAATCTAAGAGATTGGTTAATTATCTTAAACCGGCACTTTTTAAATTCATCTTTAGTAAGATGAAAAACCAATTCCTCTTCTATTTTTTTGTTATTTTTTTCTTGGTTTCCATCCATGTTCAACTGCTCTTAAAAGATTAACTTGCCTTTTTGCCCTTTCTTCACTATCATGCTCCGCTACTTTTTCACCAGTATCGGCTTTAACAACAACCCATTTATTCCCCATTTTCCTTATTGCGTAAGGCATTTTCTTTTTTTAAACTTATAATTGCATTATAAATCTCTTTTCTAATACCTTCAATCACCCATAATGCTCCATTTTGAAATCCAATAAACATCTCCAAACTTACTTTATCTTTTCGTGTTTCTGGAAATCTTAAATTCATATAACAAAAGTTTTCCCACTGTTTAAGTAAATTAACTATGATCTCCCATCCTTCGGTTCGGCTAAGGTTAACGAGGTTAATATTTCTTTTTCTAATTTCCTCTTCTCTTCGTTGAATTTCCTCATTTTCTCTTTTTCGTATGGACTGTTTGCGTAATAATTCATCCACTCTCGGTGGTTTTTCGTAGGCATCCCATATTCTTTTGGTGAAATCGTTAACACTTGCTCTGGTGTCATATCGTCTATATGAAGTCTCCAACTCGGGATTTTCCTGTCGAATGTCATTATGTTTGCTTTGTTGACGCAATTCACGCATGCGAAGAGGCTTGGCGGTTTGCTTCCTGCGAATTCGTCCTTTTTCCCGCATTTTGGGCATTGATACTCCCATATCTGCCATATCTCCCTTTTCTTTTCCTTGAAGAGAAGTTTCTCTATTTTCCAAATTATTAGTTTGATTCTGTTCTTTATCCATATTAAGTAAGGCATCATACTTATCATATAACATAAACTAATCAGCTGTCAAGAGTATTATCCTAAGTTTTCAACCGGTGGTAAATTTTCGGCGTTTACCAATTGTTCTAATGGTGCTGGTATATTAGCCACTTGGTCGCTTTGAACAACAGGAGTTGTTAAAGGAGGAACCTCTGGAGCATTGCCCAACATTCCCATCTTTGCTAATGCTTCTGCTCCCGCCTTATTATTCACACCTTTTGTTGCTTTCTTCTCTGCTGTTTGCGCCTCAAGTCTTGCTTTTCTTCTTTCCCTTACCCAATAAACCGCATCAGTTATTCCATACGCCATCAAGTATTTAAGTAGGAATTTATCATAAACTTCTTCAGGAATATTGGCAAAAGGTCCTTTTTGGGTTAAAAATCTATCGGCAATAGCGTTCATCTTTAAAGCCTCAGCCTGTTGGTCTATCACCATAGATGAATTGGGAATAACTTTAATATCCATAAATCCTTTAATGGTTTTTAAATCTGCCGCTTTTAATAATAACTCTTCCTTCTCTCCCGTTTCTCCAACAATTCTTGCCACTCTATCCTTGTTAATAAATTGTCTTGAAAACTCAAGAATAAAATATCCTAATGCTTTTAATGACATTTTTTCTATTAATCTTGATTTAACAATAAAACGGGCATTAGCCATTTCCTGAACCAATCTCATTCCCCCATAAGTTCTTCCCGCTAATGTTTGACCTTCTCCTCCTTTAACATAATCTTCCGTTCCCGAAACTCTATCAATAAGAGCAATTAATTCTTGCGCTTCTCTATACGCGCTTGCGGTGACATCTTTACCAGAAATTATTCTTACCGCTCTATCAATATCGGTTACTGATGTAATTGTGTTTGGAATTGGTAAAAACTCATCTCCTTCAGCAATAAAGTTTTTATTAACCAACCAATAATTAAGCATTGATTGGATAAGATTGTCAAATCTCATATTGTAAATATCAGTTGCTCCATCTTCGAGTTTCTTTATTGCATCAACCTCGCCACGACCAAAATATGAATGAGGAATGGAAACATCAACACCAAAGATGAATGGGTCTTTCTTAACATCATACGGGTTTGGCATGCCCTCATCTCCTGTTAAAACATATTTTTCATTGACAATAACGTGAACCTTTTCTCCACCCTCCCACATCTTATCAACAATAAGTAAAGGAATTTTATCATCATCTGTTGATCCAACACTATCATTAACATTAGCAAATAAATCATTATATTCAACTAAAAAGTCTTTTCCAAGTTCTGACGTAAAACCATACTCTTTTCTGTCAACTATTCTTCTAATTTCATCCATAACAGCCTTGTCATATCCAAATGTTTCTGCCTCATCAAATAACTCATCAGGAGTCATAAGAGTTCGTTCAATTTTATATCTCATTCTCCCCGGCTCGGAGAAATAGACGTCGGGATAAAAATGGAAGAAGGGAACAAGCCTAATATCAAAATCATCCAAGAAAGGAGACTCAACGAATTTTTTTCCGTATGTTATTTCCTTTTCAATATCGGGAATGTCTTTTTTTAATCTATTTGCCGCTTCCATTACTTTTTTAATATCCTCATTTTCATGTCCTGTTCTTTTTAATGTTGCTGTATAAATAACATGCTTTCTTGTCTCTCTTCTCCAAAATGCTCTCCAAACGACATTTCCCGTAATCAAGCATTCTTTTATTCCCTTTACTAATTTCAAATAAATCGGTTCTCCCAATAACTCCAACTTTGGATTATTGTATTGCATATCAATAGCAATCCTTGCGGTATTTTCATAAGGAACATCATTAGGTTCAATAGCAATGGGAGAAAATTCTGGGTCTTTACCAATAACTCTTGGTAATACTTTTTCAACAATTTCATATGATAAAGGAAGAACCATTTTGGAACTGAAAGGATAATCTTTTTCCGATATCCCGCCAACATCTAATCTTCCTAAATAATGTTTATAATTATCAATTGCTCTACTCCAATGGGGCTCGGCAATATTTTTACTTGCTCTTAATCTTTGTTTATATATGTTTAATATTGATGGCATAAAGTTTATCTAAAAACTAAATAAGGAACGTTTAATTCTTTTTTCTTTTTATTATCGTTCTTTTTCATTTTACCATTATATAATTTTTTTAAAGAATTTTCATAATTGTCAAGTATCCAAAAACCCGTTGCAATTGTTTTTAATCTTTGACCCGTCCCAAAAGACATTATTAATTTATCTCCCTCTACACTTATTAACTCCCCCATTTCTTTTATTACTTGCTCATCGGGAATTTTTATGTGTCTCCCATCAACTATCTGCTTAAAATAATCCATAATGATGGGAAGATTTGAGACTGTTATCTTAAATCCCTCCCTAACCGTTGGAAAACCGTTATCGTCTGGCTGCATACATAAAAGATTAGGATAGTTTCTTTTTGTTAATTCAATAAAAATAGCATCACCCTCACCCGATCTCTCAACAACAATCTGGGCTTTGTTAAAAAAATATCCCGCTTTTTCAAGCAAAGTAGCACACATTAAAGCATTAATATCACCATCAATTTTTCCAATAACCTCCGAGGTTAACTTGTTAAATATATACGCAACGGTTTTTTGCTCTCTCGTAACAAAAATAAAAAATTTGTCATTTTCCTCAAAAAAGGGAGTATATTCTTTTGCATCAATCGGAACAAAAACCGAGACTAATGAGGTTGTTCCCAAACGATAAACTGGTGGGTTATAGCCAAAAAGAAGAATTCTTGTCGGCGCTCTTACCGACCTCATCTGGTCAACCAAAGCACCCGTATCAAAAAATCCACGATTTTCTTTTACTTTACTGTCAAAATCACGAAGGACATCTAAAGCAAACCAAGAAGCCATTAACAAATCTCCCGCATGCGTATTGTAAGTATAAACGGACATTTCATACAATAATTGTCTAACTTTATTAAACGATTCTCTATTTGCTTTTGCCGATGGAATAATTATTTTATTCTGCTCCATTAACATTGCAATATGGGCAATTCCTGTTTCTGGATTAAACTTTTTACTAGCTGTTGTTTTAAATCCTTCAATTGGTATCTCATCCGATAATTCCTGTCTTATCATATCCTGAAAAGCAATCGTCTCTACTCTTATCTTAACGGGATGAAAAGCATAATAAGCATCCACTATTTTTTGTTTTGTTTCTTCAGGATTCCATTTTCCATAATCAAGCCATAATAAAATCCTTTCTCTTTTGTCATTTAATCCCCAAACGGCAATTGCTGAATTGGCAGCATCTTTTGATTTTGATATTGCCAAATCAACGCCTATCGCAACAACCAAATGACCATATGTGTTATACAAAAAAGGAATATGAAGATTATCCCATTCGGGAAGCAGAGACTTCTGAGAACCCCTCTCAATAGCGTTTTTTATTGCACTCTCACGAAAGACTTTATCTTCTTCAACAACGGGTTCGTTTAAATACTGCCTCATAAAAGAAGCGTTGCTCATATTCTCTTTTTTCTTCATTAATTTTTCAAAACTCCATTTTTCCTCCCATAACACACCTGACATTAATTTTTTTCCCATCGCCCATTGTCTTCGGATCTCCATTGACATAATCTCTTGAATCTTTTGCGCAAGTGGAAAATCTAAAGGGTTATATGGCAAATGGTATCTTAATTTTCCCTCATTCTTAATTACATTTTCATCATATATTAAAGCTTTTAATTTAAGACGAACATCGAAATTACTATCATTTAAAAGTGTGTCATACAAATCGTTTCTATACCAACTTGTCCCGACAATGATTAAACGACCATCATCTTCCAATATCGGCAATAATACATTCTCGAACCATTCTAATGTTTTCTTTCTCATATCATTGCTACGAGCATTATTAATATCAAGCAAATCATCAACAATAATAATGTCCGCTCTTCTTGAAATTAACTTACCACCCGCTCCAATAGCGGCCACCGTTGGGTCTTTTTCCATTGTTGTTCTTTTAACGATAAAAGCTCTTTCTCCCCATTTCTTTGGAGTTTGAGGCACAAGGTATCCAAAGTTATCAATTAAAGCAGTGTTGTTTTCGAGATTATTGATTATGGCACGATTAAAGGAAATAGCAATATCTTCGTTTGCGGAAACAATAAGGATGCGGATATTTGGATTTCTGTATATCTCCCATATCGGATAGTTGATTGTAAAGCAGGTCGACTTCGAATGAAATCGTGGCGCTAAAACAATAATGTTTTTATTTATTCCATGAACCCATTTTCTATATTTCTTAACATTAAAGAACAACTTTAATTTTCCGTCCTTATCCAATCTTTGAATTATTTTATTTTCCAAGATGTTATAGAACAATCTATGATGCCAATTCATTCTTAACTTCATTGGCAGATAATTTTCCACAAACTCGGTTAAAGATTCGGGGACAGGTTTTAGAAGTTCATTTGACATACCTTAATTTATATTATACAATTTAACTTATGTCAATGGCTAACTATAAAGTTTTAGTAGGAATGCCGGTTTATGATTCGGTTCATGTTGAAACAGTTTCGTCTTTACTTGCCCTATATCGCGATTGTCAAACTCCCGTCATAATAAGATTTGTTCCATACACATATATTCATCTTGCCAGAAATATGCTTCTTATGGAAGCAATTGACCTTGATGCAACTCATCTTTTATTTATCGATGCCGATATGGTATTTCCAAAAGACGGGCTTGATAAATTAATAGCACACGATAAAGATATAATAGGTGGGTTATATCACACTCGGGCAGAAAAACACAACCCCGTTATTTATAGAAAAAAAGGAGATAGTCTTGAAATTATTGAGGATTACCCGAAAGATAAAATATTTAAAGTTGATGTTATCGGAACGGGATTTCTTTTAATAAAAATGGAAGTATTTAAGAATATGCAACCTCCTTTTTTTTATTATGCCGACCCTGAGGAATATGGACTAAAATCGGTTCATTTAGCCGATTTGGGAGAAGACACAACATTCTGCCTTAAAGCAAGGAAAAACAATTATAAAATATTCTGTGATCCAACAATAAAGATAGGACACATTGGAAAAGAAATATACTATTGACAAATTAAAAAAAAAGAAATATAATGACTTTTATGAACGATACAATATCACAAATCGAGGAAAAAGTGAATGAACTAATGGATTTAATCTCTTCTTTAGATGAAGGAGAACAAAAAACAACTCTTCTTGGATTGGTAAATCAAATGAAAGATAATCTTCAAAACACTTCTTTTGAGGAAACTCCAATACCAAAAAGACCTTCTAATATCATGGAGCAAATAACGGGTGAAGAAATGAAACCTGAACCGATGAGATAAATTTTTCATATGCAATAAACAGCCCCTCGTAATAGTCGAGCAAACAAGGCGACGGGCTGGGGAGAGTGCCTAAGAAGGTCCATCCTGACCTGGAAACAGGCAACAAACAGGGAAACTCTCCACGCTCACACTCGGGTGAGGCGTTACTCACAACCGCTGGAAAAAACACAAAAAATTAAACTTCGCTAATGAACGAACTGTACCCATAACCCAAACACGAATCTTACTCTCTAATCTTAGCCTTGATTCCATTAAAGTGAGACGATTAAGCATTTATCCTATAATTTTTACGAGGGTGGGGGATGGGTTACCATCCATGTTACACCATCCCAATCGTGGCTACCAATTGTCCAGTCCCCATCCTCCAACCATTTTCAACTACCCCATACCCTACCAATTACCATCTACCACCACCCACCAAAAAAAACAAAAACCCAAATAATGTAAAAATTGATAGAGGCAACTAAAAGGTGGGACGTTTAGGTTTAGATTGTCATAACAACCCAACCACCTACCCACACAATAACACCTACCAACTAACAAGTAAAGCGACATTTTAAGCGGTCATTTTTTCATTTTCAACTAACACAAAAAAAACGCCAGCCGGTAAAGGCCGACGCTTTTTATTGTTATTCTTTTTTTTCAATCTTCAAAGCTAAAATAGTAGGGCTCATCGTAAAGATAAACTCTTTTGACGGCTTTTATTTCTTCATCTGTCAATAGTATCTCTTCATAAATCCCCCAATCAGTATAGTAGTAGTATCCTCTATCATAGTAAATGATAAAGCCATCACCCGGGCCGCCTGTTGATAGTTGGATAAGTATACGCCCGCCTTCCTCTTCAATTGCTAACGGATAGCGATACTCTTCATCATTTACTATTTTATCCATATCGCCGTTATGTTTTTGATATAATTGATTAAGAGTTTTGATCTCCTCATTTTTTCGCTTTTTCACATATTCAAGCAGTTTTTTTTTGTTGTTTGTTTTCATATGCTTTTGAGAAAAAATAAAACTAATAACACAAGAGCGACAGCAAGCCAAAGCCTGCCTGCTCGCTTACATCGGTTATATTCGGATACCGGTACCCGTCTAGGATAGTAAATCATAGATTAATAAATAATAATTTATAACTAATTTAATAATAAATAAAATCTTTTTAATTGTCAAGGAGGGCTAAACATTAAACGACGTTCGTGTTTTTTTATTTTTCACTGTTAGCTGTTAGCGCCGTGCTAATTTTTTAATCGTTTCACCTGCCGGCGTTTCTCATCATAAACAACAACCACAACACAATTAAAAAGTAAATAAAAACCGTTCTTTGCTCCTGTTGTTTTTGCTGTTGGTATATTTTTTTATAAAGTTTATAGTCCATACTATTTTTTTAGATATAAATTTTAACATTAGTCTGATCCTCATTTATTGCTGTTAAACCATAGTTATAATTAATACTGTTATCAACCTCATCATCGCCCCATATCCTTTTTATTCTTTTTTCTCTTATCCAATCGTATAATTGCCACTTATACATATACACCTTAAAAAAATAACATTCCCCCGCTCTGTTCGTGTCCCACCGGCTGTTGGTCTCAACCGCCTTAATCAACCCCCTACTAAATAGTTCCGGTAAATTAATAATTAAATCGCTCGCTCTTACGCGATAATAAGTCCTACCACCTCTTGCCACCAAGTAAAATCTTACTCCCATAGGTTTATAAATTATTAACTTATAACTATTAACTTAACTCAATCAGTTTTCTTAAACCATTACTTTTTTTATTTTTATTTTTTTCTTTTTTATTATATTGTTCCAGATAAAGTTCTTCATTATCAGCATAATAATTATAATTATAATAGTTATTATTACCCCAATTATTACCATTACCCCAATAATAATATGATCTGTTTTCAATCTTACCGGTCTCTTTTAAAATCCCATCCTCAAACTTTAAAAAGATATTATCAATCTCCTCGTGATGAATAATACCCCCAATCTCCACCCTTTTTTCAGCAACTTTCCAAGTATATCCCAATACCGTTTTATAATCGTAAAAGGTATAGGATGTTGTTAATTTAAAAGTTGTTAGGATAATCGCATCATCCAAGATATATACTTGCGTTGGTGTATTACAAAACCAAATTAAAGTTTTCTCTTTTGGATTGTATAACACCCCTTTACCCGAGAAGCCGGCTTCCTGTGTATATTTATTAACATTTTCAGCGTTTAAATTTTTATATCTTTTTAAAAGATGCTTAAAGAAGTAAAAACTATCTGATTTTTTTAACACCCCAGCAAACTTATTCACCGTCCCATTATGAGCGAATACCCAACCGCCAATATCTTGCAGATGCAGACCGTCAATACCGGATGATCCGGCTGTTTTTGTCCTTGTATGAATAATAAAAATCTCTTCATTGCGATATTCTAAATTGTTTAAAATGTTAGTATAGGCTTTTTCACCGTCATAAAAATAAGTTCTATTCTCACGATAAACCGAATATCCGTCCCCCTCCATTGATAAATCGTTTATATTAGCGTTTAATAGTTGATTGATTGTTTTATTATTTAACTCACCTTTTTTATTTATACTTAAAAATATCTTACACATATTAATACCCCCCCTGATAATTTATAACAATAGGATTTAATTGATCCAGCTTTTTAAATCTATAATCAAAACTTTTAACTTTATCCGGAGTAAATTTTCTAAAATTAAACTCTATCTTTTTTATTATTCTTTTGCTGTAAAATCTTAAAGGCTTAACTTCAAGTTGATTGATTTTTTTTAATGGTTCAATGTTGACCGGTATAAATCGACAAATATCGCCGGTTTCTTTTTCAATGTTTTTTTTAATCTCAAATCTTTTTCTTGTATATTTACCGATAATCTTAACTACTTCTTTAATAGCCTGATATAATCCTAAGATTGTGGCATAACTACCACCATAAAGCCTTATCTCTATCGTTGGTATCTCATCTACCCCCTCTAACGAATAATTTACCGCGTGATAGCGTTTAACTGATTGTTTATAGAATGTTTCCTCCTCTTCAATATAATCCTCAAAAGCAGTATTACAATAATAGTTGTTTTCCCTTTCAGCATAAACATCCGGGAATTTTTCTTTAAACATTTTGACTACATCATTAAAAAACTCAATCCTTTGGCAGTGTGCCTGATAGTTCTTTTTTGTTGATATATGGAAGTGGAGCCCGCAACTTTTATTTATATTATAAATACCGTCTGCTTCAAATTGAATAAACTTTTTAATAATAAAGTAAAGTTCTTTATCGTTTAACGGCTTTGTTTTTAATTCAAGCGCTCTATAATCCTCACTATCAAAACCATCATAGTTCAATGAGCTGTCTGTTGTTATCTTAATAAAGCCTTGTCTTTCTAAATCTATTAATTCAGTTTCATCCGGTCTATAATAAATACCCTCAAACTCTATCCCAATTAGGTTAATATACTTAGGATATTTAAAAAACTTTATCATAGCGATATAATAATTATTAACTTTTGTTTTGATTGTTGATCCTACCGGCTGTTGTAAAGCCGGTAGTTTCCTCAATCAAAACTCTAAATTGATAGAAGCTTTGATTGATGTTTTTTCGACAAAGTTCGTGTATAAAAACTTCACAAACTTTGCCAGCTTTTCAATCCACCGTTGAACGTCCGCGTCAACTATCAAGTTGTTCACTTTAACTTCAACCCCCTCACCTATCCCCTTTGTTCTTAGGATTGACAAGTTAGCGATATATCCATCGATAAATAAATCTGTCCCGTATCTTGTCAACTCTACCCGGTCAAGCTCTTGTCTGTATTTTTCAGCGTATTGATTTAACTTATCAGATAACTTATAATAAACTAACCCGTCCCCGTCTTTGTCTTTATAGACATTGCTTGTCTCTGTGCTTTCAGTCTTAAAAAGTTTTTCAAGTTCCGGAGATACTCTAATTGATAAAATCTGATCCCCGTTATCTCTTGTAAAGTTGATTTCACAGATTGTTTTCTTTTGTGCCATATTTTTCACCCCCTTTCGTTGGATATAAACTATTAATTAAACTTATAATCTCCTCGTCTATTTCCTCTTTAATTTCGCTCAAATTAACCGGTGCGATAATATCCAAAACCCTATCCGGTATGATGCTTTTTTTTATCCGCTCAAGCTCTATATCAAAATTATTGTTTTTATTTTTCATATAATTTTTTAACTTATAACTTTTTTTGACATCATTCTTTTATTAAAAGCAACCCCAATTCTACTTATATTTAAAACTTTTGCTAATACTGTTGACGGTATATCTTTTGCTTCAACCCACAACTTATATTGTTTATTTTTTTCTTTTTCTAATTCTTGCTTAAACATTTTTAAATATTCTCTTATTTCTTTTATTCTTTTGCGTGTTATAATTAAATCAGCCATAATTCGATAATCTTTTTTTGTTAGTTTTCTTGTTTTTCTACCCGACATATTTTTATTTTCATTTTTAAATTTTAAAAGCCTAACTTCAATATAACAGCATAGTTAAAAAAAGTCAAGTATTAACCCATAGTATTCAGCCTCACAGAGCCTCAAAGCAGAAAAAAATAAAATTAAGAATTGGCACGGTGCTAGAATTGGCACGGTGCTGTTACGCGACACGAAGCCTCAACCCACGACGAGAGGTTTTGGATACTTTAAGTTTTTTAGTCCTCACCTTGCTTGGTGGCTTCGACCCCCCACCACTTATTTTTACCCTACCCAAAGGTTTGATTTGATATGGTTTGTATTCTTGTAATGTAGAAGTTTTAATTCTTTTAACCGGTAACCCCACCCCTTTAAAAGTATATTTTTTAGTTGATATTTTTTTAGGTTTAACACCAGCGCTTGCCACTGCTTGACTCACAACATCTGATATACCCTTAAACTCTCCTGGCTTATTTCCGTGTAGAAGATTATACAATCCTTCATATTGACCAACATAAGGTTTCTTTGTTTCGGTCTGCTCTGTCTTTGTTTGTTTGTCTGCTGGCTGTAAAGTATTTTCTGCCGCCTCAACTTCTTTACCTACTACTTGCTTAAATAAATTACCAATTTCGTTAAGAACGTCATTGACTATTCCTTTTGTTTCTTCTTTCTGTTCAAGTATCTTAGCAATATCTTCACCAACCTCGCTTGCTTTCTGATTAAACTTCTCAACTGCCTGATCTCTTGTTGCTGGGTCTAAATACATAGGGGTTAATTCCTTCGCATAGTCTTTTAGTATCTGAATTTTATCTTGCACGTCTCTTAATAGATGGACACGATTATAATACTCAATTGCTGCTTGCGGATTTGTTTCCATTAATGTTTTAAATATCGCAGATTGTTGTTCGCCAAGCGCTGTTTCACCACTCTCATAATATTTATTTGCAGCAGGAGTTGAATACTGACCAAACAATACAGAGCGGATAAGATTTGAAATGTTTTTTTCAACAGGATATCTTACACTTCCTTTCGCTGTTTCTGAATATCCCTTGATATAATTTTCCATTCCTTCAATCGTTTTATATGCTTGATATCCTCCCGCAGGAGGAAAATATGTTAAACCAAATTTAAGTAATGATTTAGGAATAGATTCTGAAAGTTCTCTTGCACTTGGAATACCAGCCGCAACTGGGATACGACCACCACCAGTAAGAATAGAAATAAAAGGAAGATTGTCTGCGATTGTTTCTCCTATTTTTTTTACTTTTTCATTTGGAGAATCTGAACTTTGTAATATATCATAAGAATGAAGAGCAATATATATTGGGTCAAATGCCGGTCTTCTACCTGTTGCCCACTGAAAAACATTGTTAAATAAATGAGAATATAAAACTATTTGACCAATAGTAGATGCTGTTTTTATAAAATCTTTTTCGTTTTGTTTAGGGATATCTTTGAAAATAAATGAAAGTTGATTGTTCACTTCTAACTGGAACATTGTTGCTAATTTAAGTAATCCTTGATTTTCAAATAACAATGGCATTTGTCCAAATGACCTATCGCCAATTAACCTTGCCGCATAATCATCAGCAATTTTCATTGCCTCTTCTGGCGAAAAACCCTTTTTTAATCCTTCAAAATATTTAGAAGAAACAACAGCCGTTGAGGTCCATTTATCAATCGTATAAAACAACCACGCCGCTTTTTCAGAGAACTTCTCCCACAACGTTTGTGATATGTCTTTATACGGAAAACGTCTTCTTAAAAATGAAGACTGAACACCATCAATCATAAAATCTTCTGCCTCATCTATTGGATTTAATGTTGCTGTAATTAATCCTTTCACAAAAGAAGCTTTATCTGTTGTTGCTAATGCTTGAGTTAAAGGTATCCAGTTAGTAAAAGCAGCACTTATATTTCCTGCTATTAAATTAGCGGAAGCCTGTTTTGCTAATGTATTAACAACACCATACATTTTTCTTCCACCTAATCCCTCCGTTGCTCTTGCCATTAATGATTTTTTACCAGCTAAAATATTCACATAATCATTTAACCAAGCCATAAAATTAGACAAATGAGTTGGAGAAAGACTTTCATTTTTTTGTATTGCTTCGGCTAAAGTTTTATGTAACGCCCTTCCTCTTTGAATAACATCGGTATAATAAATTTGCCGAGCCGCTGGTCGAAGATAATTTTCAAAAGCACCGATTGCCGATTCGGTATAATCTCCTCCTAAGCGTGGTTGGGCAAACTGGAAGAATTGTTTGCCCGGTTTAAAATCTGCGGTTAATCCATTTAACCAAGCAGGTAATCTTTCACTACGCGTTATTGCTCCAAGTTGTTGAAATAAATTTCCAATTTCTTGATAATGAGTATAATAATCTTTTCTTTTCTTAACTGGCTCATATCCATATTTTGTGATAGTATCATTGATCTTATTTAATAAATCATCATAAAGATTTCTAAAATATTTATCTGCCTCAATTATTTGTTGCCATTTATCAGGGGCAGCTTTTTTCAATTCCTCTAATGTCATCCTTCCCTCACCCCATCTCATTACCAATTTATCTTCATTACTGTTAGGAGTAATACCAAGTTTTTTAATAATGTTTTCTTCTATTCCAACTTTTATATTTTTAACAAAATTCTCAAATTGTCTTGTGGCTTCAGCAACTCTATTAACAAAAAAATCTTTAATAACAGGGGCATCTTTTCCAGTAATATCTTCTATGTTCCTAATCGGTGTTTCACGATTAAGTAAAAGAATATCTTTATCTTTCCACTTAGTAATATCAATCTCACCAAACGGCACTCTAATTCCGCCCTTCCCCTCAACGTTTATTGTTTCTTCCCTAAATGCTTTTTCTGCTTCTTTTAAAAGTTTAGATTGTCCTTTCATACTTATCTTTACTTGCTGTTCTTGAACACGTGAATATTGTTTTGGTGTTAATAAATCATACTTTTCTTTTAAGAAACGATTGGCGTCACGATAAATTTCATTAAATTCTTTTTCACTAATAGAACGAGAAGAAGCAACTTCTTCTGTTGTTTTTTTAAGACTTTGGTTAACCTTTTTAAATGTCTCTCCACTTTCAGCAAAACGATTTAACTCATCCATTAATTCTCTTTCAGTCATCCCCAAATTCGTCGCAAGTTCATCGGAAGACATATGTTTGGATGTGGCCGGGATATGTTCACGATAAAGTTCATTTGTTTTCTTATTAACACTCTCACCAAATCTTTTAATCTTTGCTATCATTGCTCTTGCATCATCAGCATACTTTCCAAACCTTTCGGCAATCGGGTCAAATGTTTTTGTTGCTTCTCTTAATGCCTGTTCTTCTTGCTCTAATGCTTTCACTTCTTCTTTGGTTAACTCTCTATTACCAACAAAAACACCTGTGCCGGTTTTAGTTCCCGTCTTGAGGGCAATTCCTTTTTTACCTAACTGTTTCTGTTCTCCACTTAAAAAATTTATTAACTCATCATTTGTATCTATTCCCACTACTTTACTAAGTTCATCTTCATTGCCGGCTTTTGGTATAATTTTTTTTGTTCCCTGTTTTACTATCTCGGGCAATTTTCCAACAATCTTTTTAATTGGTCTAAATCCTTCATCAAAAATAAACTCGACATTCTTGCCAACTTTTTGGACCGAGAAATTATCACCAACCAATGCTTTTTTATCAAGTTCATCAAGCAAGTCATCAGAAATTTCATAACCACTTTTCGACAATTTTCTTATCAAATCACCAAGAGACGTCATTACCGATTCACCTGCTTTCTTCTTAAATTCTTTTGAAGCAACAGACACTAACTCATCAGCGTTTTCTATTAATAACCTTGCCTCTTTTTTTCCTTCTCCAATAGGCAAATTAACACCAGGGGCATCTAATGCTACATCAGCAATAGTTAATCCACCTATTAAGGGAACAGCGATTGGTTCTGGAATTTTCATTCCTAAATATTCTCCTTTCTTTGCTTTTTCTATTCTCTGGGAAGCGGTTTGTCCCACCGAATAAATTGGCTCTTCACCAAAAAGATATTTTGCTACTTCACCCTTTGGTGTATATGGCTCGTAAGAACTGCCCATTGTTTTTGCCGCAGAGACAATATTTCTTAAAACCCCCTGAACAATAGGATGAATTGTTTTTTCTGTTGCAGAAGGAAGTTCCCTTATTATATCTCTTACTCTAACATTGGGGGCTGGCTCCCAATACTCTTTTTGCAAAGGAGTTACTGGAGTAGAAAAAGATGATGGAGGTGGGGTTTTTTTTAACGAAGCCGATAATGGTTCTGTTTTTATTTCGGGCATCGGCAATGGCTGTGGTTTGGGTAAAGAAGACAAAGGAGCAGGAGGTTGTGTTGGGGTAGAAATAGGCAATGGTTGTTGTGGAATTGATTGAATTTTAGGAATACTCATTGGGGCAGGAGGAGGTGGTAATTCCTCTTCATCCTTTTTTTTTAATCTAAAAATAGATTTAATTGCATTTAAAATTCCTTCCATACAAAATGATTATATAATTTTTCAAGAAGAATTTGAGAAGTATTTATTTTGAACCTATTGCACCAACAATACCTTGCATCCAAGAAGGATAAGATTCTTTGTTAATGTTACCATATATGTTGCCTAATTTTTTCATTATATTTGGGTTTTGTAATATAACATCGTTTATGTCGGGTTGTAATGATTTTTGTTCTTTAAGCGCTTGAAGTTTAACAAAGTCTTCCGTAACTGGTATGCTTGTCCATGACCACGAACCATCTGAATTTGGAACTGCTCCGTGAACAAACCACTGATCTGACCCATCTTTAGTTTTCATCTTAACAAATGTTCCCCCATTCTCACGAATGCTTTTTACTAAATCAACATTTTGTCTAACCGCAGCAATATTCTTCCACGCATCATCTACCTTACCCGCAGCAGCAGTAGCAACCGCAGCCTTTAACTGCATCTGGAACTGTGCCATCCAAACAGCAAGACCCATTTTTTGATCGCTTATTTTCTGTGCAACATTCTCTCTTAATTGATTTGCTTGAGCAACGGCATTTCTAATTTCATTAAGTTTTCTGGTTAACGCCATATTCTCTTGTGCTTGGATTGATTGAATTTGTTGTCTTTCCCAATTATCAATATCTGTTAACGCCTGATTATAATCCATATCAAGTTTTTGTCTTTCTCTTGTGTAATATTTATTTGTTTCAATAACAGCATCGGAAAAATCTTTTAATGCGGCTTGTGATTGAGCAGCAATCTTTCTTAAGCCTCGATTAAAATCCATCATTAGTTTAGCGTCATTTGAGGCGGCAAATGAACTATCTTGAATTCCTCTTGCTCTCATTAAACGTTGAGTTTCCAAAGATAATTCTCTCCAAGCACGAGCCAACTCTTCTTTAGTATCTTGCATCTCTTCCTCAAATGCGGTTTTTTGCTTTTCAATATTTGCTATTTCAGATTGTTCTTTTTTTGTTAATCCCTGCTCGGTAAATTCTTTTTGTTCTTTTAGTCGTTGTCGGTGTTGTGTTGCTAACGTTCCCACTTCTCCCTTTTGAGTTCTTAACGCATCAAGAATGGTGTTATATTCCCGTTCAGCGTTTTCAATTGCAGCCCGCTCTATTTCTTTAGCAACCCTATCTGCCCTATCTGCTGTTTCCTGTTCCCATTTTGATAAATCAAGTTTAGACATTTCTTCACTAGTAAGACCAAGAGCAGAAGCAATATTTTCTACTCCCTTCCTGCCAAGAGGCGGTGAATTAGTATTTTGATTTTGCTGATTTAATTGAGCCTCTATTTCCCTAAATTTAGCAAACTTAGGAGAGTTGACGTCTTCACCAAATTGAAGAGCCTTAGCCCTCCAATTAGGATCATATGAACTTGTATCAACTGATTTTGTTTCATAACTTTTTGCAGAACCAGAGCCAGTTGTTTGTTTAGTTTTTTGTTCTAATTCCTGAAGTTTTTTTTGCCTCTCTTGCTCAGATAAGTTTTTATTTTGTTCGGTTTTAACCATTTGACTATACCCACCTTTTGATTGCACTTCCTCAGTAGCACCTAAATCTGGAAGTGGGTTTCCTAATGCTTTACCAACAACATCAACCGTGTGTGCCACTTTTCCTCCAAGCGTTGGACTAACAGAAGATATTGCTCTTAATATACTACCGCCTAAATAAGATGCTAATGTTCCCGTTGCCGGATTTACACTAACCCTAATTGAGCTTGCCTGATTTTTTTGTGGAACGCTTTTATCCATATGCTATTATTTGATAATTTTTTTTTTAACTTGTCAAGAGGTATCACTTGACTTTTTAAGAAAGATAGGTTAAAATATATTATTGACAAACTATTAGGAATATCATATCATATTTTATGGTATGATATACCTGATAGACAAAATAGATTTAGAGTTATTTGAGATTAATAAAAATAGTTTTTACACGTTTGATTTGTTTGAAACAACTGAGGAAAGAGTTTTAAAATGGATTGAGAACGAAAGATGCAGAAGTATTTTTTCAAGATTGGAAATAATAAATTTATTTAAGACGAGATATAAAGTTCAGGTAGTAAAGGTAGATAAAATTAAATTAAAGAAATATGACAAGTTAATAGTTTGGACAAACAGTGGAAGATATTTTATATTAGAATTTAAAAATTTATACAAATGAAAGTCAAAGAACTTTTTGAACAACACCAAAGTCTTGTTGACGAAAGAAGAAAAAACAGAAGGTTGTCTAACAAATTGATTAAGAAAAACAAAGAGTTAAAAGAAAAAGAGGAGTTGGTAAAAAGGGAATTGGTTGATGAGATTGGAAAACAAATGGCTGATGGGAAAAGTTTATATCAAATATGCCAAGAAAACTTTGGTCAAGTAGATAACAGGTTTCATAATCTTTATATAATCTTTACCAAACAGATGAAAAAGGATGGGAGGTGAGAAAAGCGTGATAAAAATTATTTTTAAATCTTTAACTAAAATTGTTGCTATCGCGTTCTCAACGATAACAGCAATAATGCTTTTTCAAGAAGGATTTGGCAAACAAAGTATTGTAATTATTTTATATTCTTTTGCTGGACTTTGGCTTGCTGTAGTAGCCTATTGGCTTGTAAGAAAAATATGACTTGACAATAGTTAAAAAATAGTGTATATTAAACTTATCGTATTGGGGGACGACGAGTGGAATTAAAAATTATATGTATAAAGAATATGGAAAAATATATAACTGACAACCTATACCTCGCTTCAGCGTTGCTTTCATTAGGATATAAAAATTACTCTCTTAAACAAGAAGGAAGAAAGGTTTTTTTTATCTTTGATTATCCAAAAGACAAAATACTTAAAAACGAAGATGAGTATTGGCGAGAGGAAATGCTTGTTTCTCCTAAAAAACTATTTATGGCGTATAAAGAATTAAAAAACCGTATTAGTAGTTTAGGATTATATGTATATGAAAGATCAAAATCAAAATATCCAACCAAAGATTAAAGGAGGATATTACTTAAAAGCAAGAAAAATTCAGTCTTCTTGGATTGCTAAAGCACCTCCTTTTGTTAGGGAAATATGGGATTGGCTACTAATGAATGCTAATCATACCGATAATGAAATATGCAAAAGAGGGCAACAGATAAGGACGTATAAAGATATTCTTGATGGGCTGGCGTGGTATATTGGCTGGAGAAAACAAACATATACAAAATGGCAATGCGAAAAAGCAATGAAATTATTACGAGAGCATAATATGATAGCCACAACGAAAACCACAAGAGGAATTTTAATTGAGATTGTCAATTACGACTATTATCAAAATCCAGAAAACTATGAGAGCCACAAGAGAGCCACAACGAAAGCCACAAGAGAGCCACAGACTAGCCACACTATAAACAAGAATGATAATAATGATAAGAATGATAATAATAATATATATAAAGAGAAAGTAAATAAAGAGAAAAAATATTTTGAACTTCCTGAATATCTTATAAACAAAGAACAACTAAAACAAGACTTTATTAATGGTCATTTTAAAAAATACAATGTAACCCTAACTGACGTTATAAGAAAAGCAGAACAACTCTATAACTGGTATCTTTCCAATCCTAAAAAGAATAAGAAATCAAACTGGCGGGCGACTTTGATAAACGCTATTATTAGGGACTTTGGTTATCAGTTTAATAGTTAATTATGGAAGATCCAAGATTACTTGAGGCTCAAATTCTCTATAGCGTTATTAATAACCCAGCGTGGATGGATGAGATTACTGATATGGATGAAATAGATTTTAGAAACTTCCCCACCCTCTTTTCCGTTCTTAAAAGACTTCATCAAGAACAAAAGACAATAGATTATGTTATTGCTTTAACCTATACCCAAGAAGCAAGAGAGGTAGCGGACATTGTTTTATCATCCGATAATTTAGGTTTAACTATTATTCCAAAAAGAAATATATTTGAGGAACGGGTTAATGAACTTAAAAATATTTCTTATAAAAACATCATCAAGCAAGAATTAGAGAGCGAAGTTGATATCGCTACCCTAAAAGAAAAATTAGAAAGGATTTATAAGAAGGGAGCTTCACGGTGGTTAACGCCTGATGAGATAAGAAAATTAGCCAATGAACTATTACAAAACAAAATCCAAAATGAAGTTTTATATCATCTTCATTTACTTGATTACTATACCAGTGGGATAAGCAAGGGGCAATATATCATTGTTGCTGGCAGACCATCTGTAGGCAAATCGGCGTTCCTTCAGTATGTTGGTCTTGCCAATGCCAAAAAAGGAAAAAAAGTATTATTTGTATCAGCCGAGATGGGCGAGGAGATGATAACATCCCGTATCTTAAAAACCCATCAACCGGAAGAAATTCCAAACACTTTTCATATCTTAATTGCTGGATCAACTCAAACAATAGAGGCTGAAATTAATAAAAAAGCAAGAGACTTTGACTTGATTTTAGTTGACTATATTCAACTTCTTAAACCAAAAATAAAAACAAAAGATATGTATGAAAGAGTAACATATACGTCCGCCGAACTAAAAGAAATCGCAACCCGTTTTAATTTGCCCTTAGTTTGTGCTTCACAGTTTTCAAGAAGAGCGGAAAAAGGACAACCCTCACTTGCCGACCTTAAAGAAAGTGGTGCTTTGGAACAAGATGCGGATGTTGTTATATCCTTATGGAAAAAGCCGGGAGATGATGATTTAATCACCCAACCCAATTTAACAAAAGTAAGAGTAGATTTATTAAAAAACAGAAATGGTGGAACGTTTATAAATACTGATGAAAAAGATTATCTAATTATGTTTAAAAAAGACGAGTTTAGATATTTTGATATAGAAAATTACTCTTGACTTTTTAGTAAAGATATGTTATATTATTACTAATTAAGATTTTACAAAACAAAAATATGATAAAGAAAGAAACAAAAAAACAAACCACAAAAAAAGATTTAATGTATTGTAAAGATTTTCCCTGCAAAAGATGTGGTGAAGAGGCTGTTTTTGGAGATTGGATTGATGATGTTGATTATGATAATGGGGGCGTTCACAGAACCGTTCACGGTTATTTTGAATGTTATAAATGCGGTTATAAGTTTTCTTTATAAATTAAATAAAAACATATGAAAAAACAAACAGAATCTATTTCTCGCTGTAGGAGATTGTTGATTGATATCTATATGCTACTTGGAAAAATACAAGTAGAAGGAATAAATGATCCAACCATTTTTACTGCCACCATGCTAATCCATAAAAAACTTTTTGAGTTGGATGGCATATTAGAAAGTTTAGAAGCGGAAAAAGAAAACGGGAAAGGAAAGGAGGTGAAGGAACATGACACAAAATGATGGATGGGAAAAGTTAGAAATGAGTCCTACTTGGGATTACAAAAACCAAAAAGAATTAGTTGGAATCTTTGTCGGTGCTGAGACCGGGATTGGTCCAAACAATTCAAACATGTATAAGTTCAAAACAGAAAAAGGAATTGTTGGGGTATGGGGGACAACTTTACTTGATACAAGATTAAAAAATCTTGAGCCGGGTGAAGAAGTAAAATTGGTTTATCTTGGTAAAAAACCAAGCCCGAAGAGAAAAGGTTCTTATTATCACGATTTTGAGGTATATCACCGAAAACCTGTAAAGCAGGAAGAAGAAGTTAATGACGGTGATGTTCCTTTTTAAAAAGGATAGTGGTATAGGTGGTTGGTTGATTTAACCAGCCAACCACTAATATCATTATGAAAAACACAAACAGAACACTAAACATTGTTGCGTTTTGTATCTTAATGGAAAATAATGGGGGAATTTTAACCAAGCATCCCGGATATGTTTTGGAGAAATTTGAAAGATATTGTGGGTCTGATGAAATGGAATGGATGTGGGGACTTGACGCGGTTAACTTTAAAAAACTTAAAAAGTGGTTAAAGACTTGGGTGAGCGATCAAAGATATAAGGAGTTATTAAAGTTAATTGAAGAATGGAGAGGAGAAAAATGAAAAACAAAATCTATAAACAACTAATCGGAGCGTGTAATGTTTGTAAGAAAAAACCAAAATCAAAAATAGAAAAAGAATATGTGAAAGAGAATGGGGTATGTTTTACATGTGAAAAGAGCCTTTATCAGTTTAGTTAAAAAAATATGAAAAACAATGGTAAAAAAAATAAACAAAGCAAGGAATTAAAGTTTTTGATTAACAGATTAGAAAGAGCAAGAAACTTAATAGATGGAGGTTTTGGATTTATTGCTCTTGGAATAATTGAAACTTTAATAGATTTATTAAAAGAAGATTAATATGATAAAAAAAATTATCTTAATTACAATCACAATTCTTCTTTTACTTATTGCTTTAGATTATTTTTTTGACAGATTTACACTCCAAAGTCCAATCTTAATTAAATTTCAATCACCTATTGCTCCTCGTTCTTCGGAAACTAAATCTACGATACGCAAAAATGCTCATAATTTGACCAAGAAGGCGGGTGTTAGAGTGGTATCAACCAACGACAAGTTAGGGGCGTGCGTAAATGGTCAAAAATGCTCACTAAACGCCCAGGAAGAGGGGGGAAAAAAAGAACAAAAAATTCAACCTTTTCGCAAATATCTAACCGATATTGGAGCAAGAAATCGTGAAATCGCTTTATCACATTTAAGAGAAAAAGGATTTTCCGAAGATGAAATAACAGCCTTTGATAACATTTTCAAAAAAGAAAGTGGTTATCAAGCAAACGCAGTCAATGAGATTGGCTGCGTTGGAATACCGCAGGATTGTCTGGGAAGAATGAAATGCTCTTTAGAAAATACGGAAGAAGCGGTAAAGTGTCAAGTAGATTGGGCAATACAATATGTAAAGAATAGATATGGAAATGGAATATCGGCATGGCAACACCATACCATTGCCAACTATTATTAAAAGTTAAAAAAACTATGAGTATATTTAATTTTTTTAAACCAAAAAAAAGAGGGTTTGTATATACAAAAGCAGTGGGAGTCGGATTAATTAATAAAGGAGAAGAAATAGAGGGATATTTTGAAGTTGAAATATTAGACGAAGCCAACGATATGTATAAAATCAAGTTTGTGGATTTGCCTATTTATGAAAAACAATGGGTTAAAAAAAACTTAGTAAAAATTATTAAAAGTTAAAAAATACAATGAAAAATCCAACTCTAAATCAACAGGAAATTAAAGTAAATTATATTAGCGTTGAAGTTGAGACTTATTGTGAATGCCCATTGTGTAAGACTATACATACAAGAAAAGTTGTTAATTATTTACCTACTTTTTATTTTTCTGAAAAAACATTGAAAAAATTAAAAGTTAAAAAATAACTATGAGAATAATAAAATTTAGAATTTGGGATGGAAAAAATATGCATTACCCAGAAACTGATTATTGTTATCTTCTTCAATGGACAAAAAATCGTAATTTTTATATTGGCACTTGGTCATTGTGGAAAAAGTGTTGTAATTATGAAAAAAAAATAGGAGAAGAATTTGACAAAAAACCATTTATTTTAATGCAATACACTGGTCTAAAAGACGAAAAAAGAAAAGATATTTATGAAAATGATATTATACGATTAAGTGATGAAAAAATTGGTATTGTTTCTTACTCAGATTGCTATCTTGCTGTTTTGTTTTATTTATACGATTGTAAAAAAACTATTTCTCGTTTTAAAAATAAAAGAATAAAATATGAATATTTTCCTAACGGGAGTTGTTATTATTCTGAAATAAGAAATTTAAAAATTAAAGTTATTGGAAATATTTTTGAAAATAAAAAATTAGCAAAAAAATTCAATTTAATAGTTGATCCAATAAAACTATGAAAATAGACGAACAAATCATAAGACATTACACTTTAAAGGAAGGCGACTATCATATAATAATGACACTATTTGATACCGATATGATTGAAATAAAAACCTATAAAGGTGATAAAACATTTACCTTTGCTAATATTTACGATCACGGAACATTAGAAAAATGGGATAAGGTTTTATCTTTAATGAAAAAAGCTGTTAAGATAGCAAGAGAGAAATTAGAAGGTAAAAAATAATATGAAAAATAACAATTTACCATTACAAGCAACTAAAGAAGAATTAAAAAAACAAGAATATAAATGTTGGTGTAGTGGTTGCAAAAACAGGGCTTGGCTTATTGATTGGGTAGGTTGTCGCTGGTGTTTTAAGCATTGGTATTATCATTGGCGATGGGGCGGTGGTGAAGTAAGTATAAAAAGTTTTCTTTTCTATTTGAAAAATACAAAATTAAATCTATGAAAAACATACTAATAGATTTTGACCCTAAAAAATTTAAGAAAACAAAAGAACAAAAAAGATTGGAAAAGCTGTTTGAATATAAAGAAAAAAAGTTCATATTAAATAAAAAAGAAATAATTTGCCTTGCTTCAGCGGTTAAAGACGCCTATCCATTTGTTATACCTGGAGATTTTTGTAAATACGGATTTGTAAAATGTGGTCAATGTAGGGGTTGTATTAGATACAAGAATATAAAAAAAGCCTATGAAATTGCTGAAAAGTTTTTGGAAAAAATATAATATGAAAAGAATTTTTAGGGTAAAAGATAAGTATAAAGGTTTTTTGGAGGTTTATCGCTTACAACATAACAATTTGCGAAAAAATGATTTGATTTGGATTCATTGGCAAGATTATACTGGCAAAAATGAAAATGGAATAACGATCACCAAAGAAGAGGCGAAGTATTTAATAGAAGGATTGAAATTGGTGTTAAAAACATTTTAGAAGTTAGAAAAATAATATTGAAATTGGTGGAGAATATACGGCAAAACGAATAATAGAAATTTTTAATGGATATAAAAATGAAAAAATCATATAAATTAGTAAGCGATTGTTGTAAAGCAGAATTAACAATCATCTGTAAAGATGAAGACCCTTATAGCGAATGGTGGAATTGTTATTATGTATGTAAAAAATGTGGTAAATATTGCAATTCAATACAAGTTAAGGTGAAAAATGAACAATCTTAATCTATTTTTACTTTTAAGATTTGCCGACCTAACAACTACTTATATTGGTGTCAAAAAAGGCTTAACAGAACTTAATCCCACTCAAGATTTTTTCATTCAAAAAAGCCTGTTGTTTTTCTTATCTATCAATACGATTGTTAGTCTTGCGATCTACTTTGTCTTCAAAAAACTATACAAGTATAGAATAATCAGATTAACTTTAACGCTTTTTAACATATTAAACTTTATTGTTGTTGTTATAAATTTAATGGTGATAATATGAGTAAACCAATTTTCAAAACAACTAATGAATCGTTTGCTCCAAAATCTCATTCGGAAATAAAGAATAGATTTATTAATAAAAATGAGATTAAAGAAGAAGATTTTCTAATTTACTACGTAATAGGATTAATTTGCTATATGATAGGATTAATTTTTATTTTAATTTTATTTTTATTAAAATAAAGGAGGTGAGAAATAATGATAAATAAAATCTTGGCTTGGACAATTTTGGTATTGACGATATTTATTTTAATTTATATGTTAACAACACCATTCTCTAATACTTTTCTTTTTAAATTGTTTTACTTTTTATCAGTAATATATATTACAGTAAAATATATTGAGGGTTTAAAAAAATGAAAAGTAATCTTAAGCAAAAAACAAAACAGTTTTTAGAGGAAAAAGGAGCGATTGTTGGAAATGTTGAGTTTTTCAACAAATACTCCCGTCGCTCCCTTGACCTTTTTAATCTTTTTGACCAAATAGCAATATGGAATCGTTCGGTAGTTGGTATTCAAACTACATCACAAGAACATTTAAAAGACCACCACCAAAAAATGATAAATAATAAAACTCTTTTTTCTTGGCTTGATACAGACCAACCAGCCTTTCTTATTACTTGGAAAAAGAAAAAAATAAAACGAGGTGGTAAGAAGTTTATATGGATACCGCAGATAAGAGAATATTATCTTATGGATTATCAGGAGGCAAAAGCCGAAGAAAGAGAATTTAGTAAAATTAAAAGTGAAAAGATGTCGGTTATTGTTTGGTCCGATTTTGTTCTTGATTAAAAAACTATGTCAGATAAATTTTCTAACAGAAAAGATGGTTTTTATATTATTAATAATCACGCTTACCCGTCAGTCACTACGATTCTTAAAGTAGTTTCAAAACCCGCTTTAATTGAATGGGCGGCTCTTGAAGGTTGGAGAATAGGAAAAAAAGCAAAAAATGAAAAAGAGTTATTAGAGTTATTTAGAAAAATATCAGATAATGCCAAATCAAGAGGAAGTGATTCGCATCAATTTATTGAGAATTATTTTAAACTAAAAAGTCCCCTTCCCCCTCCATCGGTTAACCCATACGTGGTTGGGTTTAAGAAGTTTATTAACGAGAATAAAGTTGAAGCAATCCATTCCGAGACGCAAATTTACTCACCAAAACATGGTTATGCTGGGACTCTTGACCTTCACGCAAGGGTAAATGGTGTTGAATATATTATTGATTTTAAGACAAATAAGTATGGGAGAATTTATCGCGATGTTGAGATGCAACTTAATGCTTATACGAATGCCGTGTATGAGTTGGGATTAACCAAAACAATTCTTCCTACTATGTGCGTTGCTCTTAGCCCATCCGGATACAAGGTAAAGATATGGAAAGAAAACGATATAAAAAAGTTTCTAAATATATTTGAAGTGTGGAAATGGATTAATAACTACCAATGGTAGTTTATATGATAATAAGAATAGTGGCTTGGTGGTTGTTATAGTTTTTCAACTAATCCCATCACAAACCTTATTGCACCAATCTTTTTAGCGATAAGTGATTTGTCTGCTCCAAGTCCTTTTTCTAAGTGTCTCCAATGAGCAATCTCTCCTTTTAAGATAAGAACCGCTCTTTCCTTATCGCTAAGTTTTTTCTCTGGCTTCTTTTTTTCCATATTTAGCAAATAACTTATAACAACAAGCCCGCCCTTCTCCATTCATAAGTATTACCATCTTGAAGAGTATATTTTTCATTTGTCTTTATCTTAAAACAATTATCACAGATATAGAACTCCGATGGCAACAAAACTTTTGTTTCACCGTAATAAATATATTTCCGATATTTTGTTTCTTGTTTTTTACAGATAAAGCAAGTAGTCATATTTGTTTTTTTAACCTATATTGTTTATCTCTATTATACTTTATTTTTTTTAAACAATCCCAACAATATCTACTTCTTCCGTGTCTTAATGCCACTTTACACTTAACGCAAAACAATTCCTGTTCTTTTTGACAATCTCGGCATATATTTTTTTCGTTTATTTTTAATACTCTCCCGCAGGATTTACAGATAGGTAATTCCATATCATTTTACATCAACTTACCTTTTTCCAAAATATATACTTTATGCCCTAAAAAATCAGCGTGTCCTTGAGCGCTCATCTGAGCTACTATAAATTCCGTCTGTTTGTCTAATCCACTTGATTGATAAATTGTTTTTCCTTCAG